ATCATCAAATTTCTTTATGAGTTCATCAATCATGGTGATTTTTTTTGAATCTGCAGCTTCTGCACCTTTTCTAATATCATCTAAGGTTTTCTCTTTATCTACTATACCTACAATAGACCTTCCATATTCATCTGTAACGGCAGCTAATTTTTCTTCTGCACTAGCAGCAAAGAAAAAGCCTGCAGCTGCCTCTGCTAGTCCAATAACTAAAAGACCTATACCTGTTGTGGCTATAGCTGCTTTTAAACCACGTAAAGAAACTGTAAAGATTTTAGTTGCAATGTTAGCACCATTAACTGCAACTCCTGTAGCAGTTACATTTGCTGCCAAGGCTTTTTGAAACATTACTGAAACTTTTAAACCTACAACATACGCTGCTAGAGTTTTTATTATAGTTTTAACAGTATTTATAAGTTTTTCTATTCTTTCTTCACTACTAACTAAAATGTTCAGCCAATTAGCGGCTATATTTATATTTTTCTGTAAAGCTCCACTATAACTTTTCATTACTCCAATCGCAACTCCTTGTATAGCTGATTTGAGTTTAAGGAAAGAACCTTGTAATGTTTTACCCACCATAGTTGCCATTACAGACCCTTGTCCTGTAGCATCATCTAGTTTATCTCTAAAGTCAATTAGAGTATCAGCACTCATAAGCATAGTCTCAAAAGCTGCAGCTTGTCTAATATCTACAACTTCCATTACATCAGCCATACTACCACCTTGCAATACAAAATCTTCCATAGCAGGAACTAACTGATCTAAAGAATGAATTGTACCTCCAAAAGATTGAGATAATTCTGAAGTAGGGTCTTGCATTTTAAGTATTATGTTTCTTAAAGAAGTACCTGCAATAGAAGCCTCAATACCTGCATCAGTTAGCTTACTCATCATTGCGGCAGTATCTTCAATAGAGAATCCTGCAGATTTTGCAATCGGAGCAACCTTAGTCATTGCTGTTTGCCATTTTTCTATATCCATAGCAGAATTTGCAAAGGTAACAGCCATCACATCTACTACTCTACCTGTTTCAGAAGCATCTAAACCAAATCCTCTAATTGCTGCACCTGCAACAGTAGCACTTCTAGCTAAATCACTACCTGTTGCTGTCGCTAAGTCAAGAGTAGGCTTTACAGCATCTTGTATTTCTTGAGCTGAAAAACCTAATTTTGAGAAATTTAACATAAGCTCTCCTACTTGGCTAGCTGTATAAAAAGTTGTCCTACCTAGCTCCTCAGCAGTAGCTGTCAGTTGCTTAAACTCCTCATTAGTAGCTCCTGAGACAGCATTAACTTTAGCCATCATAAATTCAAACTCTGAAAAAGTTTTAATTGTAGAGGAAATTAAAGAAGTAATCATTCTAAAAGCTCCAATTATTAATCCTACAGCAGCAGCTCCCTTTACAAATGATTTTGACATAGAACCACTAGAGGTTGTAGCTCCCTTCATAGTTTTATTTAACCCTCTTAAAGATTTAGATTGCCCATCTATTGCTTTAGCATTTTCTTTATATCTTGAGCTAGAAATACCCTGACTCTTAGAGCCTTCTTTAGTTGCTTTCTCTATACCTTTCTGCTCTTTTCTTAGTTCTTTTAGGCTATTCTTTAAATCTGTTATTTTTTTAACATTCTTTATTTGAATATCTAATGCTATATTTTTTGCCATATCTTTATTATCCTATTGTTAATGTAATTTCTTCTTTTAATAATATTTTATTTATATCATCCTCAATCTGTTTCACTATACCATCCTGTATTCTATCAGAAATATTGCTTTGCCTAACTTTGTGTGCAGCAATATCTATAAAGAAGTATCTTTTTTGGGCTACAGCCTCCCCTCCTTTAGTTAGATATTGATCCTCTAAATTATTCTTGACTTTTTGAACAAAACGCTCTATATCACTTTCACTACTAAATGTTAGCTCTCCTCTCCCCCATTTATCTTGAGCCCAATTATATATAGCGTTAAAACTAGCATTTACACCTGTGGATTTCCCATCATTAACAAGCCACATATATGGAGTGTTATTTGTTATTAAGAGTGATATAGTATCAGAACCTATTTTTATTCTATCTCTAAATCCATCATATAATTTTCCTGAAGCTATATGTTTCTGATTTTCTAATTCAGTCCTTAACTCTCTAATAACATAGGGAGCTTCTTTTTTTAATGCATCTTCTATGAATTTATATTGTCCCATTATTCAATTTTGCTCCTTAATACTTTACACATATTTCCATCATCTAATTCTGTAACTACAACCATTTGATAATCATTTTTTTCTTTTATACTAATAGAAGAAATATTACAGATTGAACTAAACCTATCAGTAGTATAATCAAAAAATACTATATCACTAATGCTTGATGCTGTAAAGCTAAAAGTAATTTTAGGTGTTGGCAATTCATATACTGTTACAGCAGTTTGAATAGCTGTAGAAGGATTTTCATTTGCATAGTAAAATCTACTAAAGCTTAAATTACCTTCTAAAGTGTCTTGGTGAAAATTAATAGTAACCTGATATTCATTTCCAGTTATTAATCCTGATAATTTCTGATACATCCCTGAATGACTTTGAGGACCACTAATAACACCTGGAATTGATAAAATACTTATTGATGAAGATGGAGCTGCAACTGCAGGATAGGAAGTTCCTTCAGTATGGTATCTATACCAAACATTTGGGTCAGTTGCAGGAGAGCTTGATATTACTTCAGAAGCATAATTTACAGTAGATGAAGCATAGTCAGTAGCACTTGCCATTGTTGCCACTATAAAGGAATCACCATAAGATAGGTATTCTCCATCATAAACAGGTATAGATATAAAAACATCTAATCCAGATTGTAATGCCTGTCCTTCACTATTTATTTCAGTTAATCTTATTGCCATTTAATTATTTTTAAAATCCTGGAGTTGTTTCTGCAGCTATATTTCCCTGCTCCTCCCATAATACTAATTCTACCTGTGTCGTATTGTTATTGTTTGGTTGAAAATCTATAATTTGATTTATCCTATAATATGTGCCATCAATATACACTAGTTTTCTTAAATCTAAGGTTTGAATATCTTTTAATTTTAAGTTTAAGTAAATTGTTTTTAATCTTGGAGTTTTCTTCATCATCTCTATCTGCTTCTGATAGTAAGTTTGATAAAGACCTTTCACTATAGTCAGAGGTTGCACAAATCCAGTAACACAGTCCCTGTCTGACAGATAATGACTTGCATAGGTAAGTACAGGAGTTGTTGTGTTAAATTTATCATAAGAATTTGCTTGAGGATATATTTGATAAGTTTGACCTGTAACTGGTGTAGACAATATATAATCTGTGTTTATCCATGTCTGAATAGAAGCAATTAAATGAGCTTGGTTATCTATATAAGTTGGGCATTGTAATCTAGTCCAATTTAATAGTCTTGGAACAAAATTATATCCTTTAGCTGGTCTACAATGACCACTCCCTGTTGGTGTTGAAGGTGGTGTAGTATTGCAATTCCCCCACAAAACAGCACCCCAAGGAGCATTGTCCGCACCTTCGGTTCCAGTAGATTGACTATTTCTTATATTAAATGTTCCTGCGAAGAAAGGATTTTCAAAAATAGCCTTCCCTACAGCAAACTCATTTGATAAAAATTCTCTATAAGGAAATTCATCAAGAATACTATCCCAATATGTTCTACCTCTATGCTCCACAACCTTATCATCTCCATCAGTTTTATATTTAAAAATTACCTCCCTTAATAATTCAGTTGGAACCCATTTATCTTCTTGATTTTGACTAAAATCTACCTTTCCACTCCAATCTATAGCTTCAGATGGATTCTTGTAAAAATCATTAAAAGGCTCAATAGTTACAGTTCTAGCAACTGTATCTGTCAAAAACTGTAAATTAAAGGCATGTGCAACTCCCTTAATAAATCCTATTTGAGTGCTTGAGGAATCTATAACATTTTTTAAATCATAAGTCTGTCCATATTCTGCATTCTCTCCTTTGTGCATAAATGAAACAACAGCATTTCTGTCTGACCCCCCTAAAGAAAGAGTAAGAGAAGCATTACTCCCTCCATAAAGAGTGGAATCAAGTCCTATAAGAGAACCATCAGCATTATGGTGCTTAACTTTATAAACATATATAAAACGAACTTTATCTCCTTTATTAAGATACCTATTTTCAATTTGATAAGAACTACTTTGATTATGCCTTTTGTCAAATCCTGGAGTTCCTAATACAGCACAGTTTGTATATCTAGTTTGATTAGAGTCATCTCCATAAAGAAAAATGGGAGGTACATCAGGAGTCTCGTTCCAAGATGTATGACCCACAGTTTTAAGTTGAACCTTAATAGATATAGATGATATAGTAATATCTGATGCAGTATATCCTGTGTAGCAAGTGCTTTGTAACCAAATACTAAGGTTTGTAATATTAATATCATAAAGACCATATTCTTGCATAGTAAACTCACCACCAGTTAAAGGAGAATCATCATATATGGCAGGGGTATAGTCTGTATTCTCAACAAGTTGGCTATCACTATCCCAATTTATACCATTTTCAAGGTACGCATATTCTAGATTGTCAAGAGGACCACTAAGCACATTAAACCTCTCTATTGCACCACAATCTCCAGCTACGCATGCTGACCCATCATTGAATGTCCCCTCCCAACTATTATCACTTACCCTTTGATCAACATTATTATATTTGAAATTAGGGAGAGCCATTATAAGTTTTTTAAACATATCTGTTTCTATAAAATTAGAAACTATAGAATACCCTTCTTGAAAGAAGATTTGTTTAATTATATCATATATAAAAATACAAGGTCTCCAATCACACACAGGTTGCGGTGTTCCATAGGGATTACCACTATTATCCCACCCCCAATATCCTCCTGTTCCAAAGTAATCTGTAAGAGCTTGAATGGTATTTGAAATACCACCTTGATTCATCTCTCCATAACTCACTACAGGGTAAACTACAGGACTTGTGTTTGTTGTTACTGAACCTCCTGAAGGCTGTGTGTTTTCAGCATCAACAACTTCCCACGTTGAACTAATATCAGTTAGCTTTATCGCTAAATCAATCCCTTTATCTGTCTTACCATTCAAGCTATCCCATCCACTCCCAATCGCTCCTCCTTGAGTGCTTAAATCTTTCAATAATTTATTATCTAAAGAACTAGACCAATCAATATTATCTCCATAAAAAACACAAGAATAGTAAGATGGTGAAGTTGATTTACCTACAGCTACTAATTGTATCTGACCTGTAACTGAGTAGTTATCATCAACTAAAATTCTACATGGTTTTTTATTTGAAATAAAGTTATTTGGAATAAAAGACCCCTCATAATAAACTGCCTTAAAAATCTTATTATTGTTTTTGGTAGCAGGTAGCTCAAATGTTTTACTATAAGCACCACTTCTTGCCTGTATATCTCTTACATCTGATATACTAAAAGTTAATGCTAGTGGAAAATTTTGAGAATCACCAACATCTAAAGAACCTACAATACTTTCACTAAAATTAAGACTAGATAAAGGTGTTATTGAGCATCTTATTGTTCCTGTAGTTCCACTCTCTGCAAAAATCTGAACATCCTGATTACCTAAAGCGGTAAAAGTTCCTGTTGTAGTACCATTTGAACTTCTCCTAAAAGTCAATCCTATACCATTAGTTACACTACTTGTATCTAGGGAGGAAAATCCAATATCTCCTGCACCAGTTTTATCTGAAAGTGTAAGACTAATATCGTATGTTACTCCTTGAGTTAATAATCCACTAACAGGAAGTATAAAATTATCAGAACCTGAAGAAGTAAGAAAACTAGCTGAAGTCCTATCATCTATAGTCCAACCATTTAAAGTGGTAACATTATTAAAATTAACCTGATTATTTACATCAGCACTATATACATAGTCTAATATTTGTACGGAAATCATCTTAATTTCTTTGAGTTA